GGGGGTGTGACTTCATTCAGTCACACCCCCCTTATTTCCCAGTACTTCCTTTAGAAAGGATCCTAAATTTCTGAGTTTAATTTTTCTCATATTCGAGAATTTTATTATAAACACTGGGTATGTTGGCGCACCCCAGTTGGGATCTCCCACACCAATGGTTATACTGTCTATCTCGAAAAGCATAGTGCGCTTGGTGTAGCCGTATCGGAAACGGACGTGAGTGTAAGGTTTGGCGCGCAGACTATCCCGGTCTATAAGCCGACTATACCAATAGTCTTTGCATTCCCTGTATTCCTCGCGTTTCTCACCGCTTTCAATCATTTCGTACCACTTCTTCTTGAGTGGCTACTTTTTATTACAAATATGTAATAATATTATATGTTGTATAACATGTTTTGCATTTTTTTTTACAATATTTTCGCGATTTTCCGCAAAATAATAATTCAAATTCCTGTAAATTAACAAAAAAGGTCTGAGGAAAAAAATTTTTGTTCCTCATTTCACGGAGTTGACCCCCCGACCGCCCTGCGTTGATGTCGGTGAAAAGCGCCTAATAGAGAGCGGAATATGTCAGCAGACATTCGCCCCACCGCCCGAATGGGCGGTAAGATAATCACGGGCGTGGTCAAAATGAAGTGTGGCAGGCACTGCCTTGCTTCATTTTGCACGTCCGATACCTCTGTGCGGTAAGTGGCTTGGGTGCCAGCCAAAGCCTCTTACGCACGAAATAGTTTGGCTCGGTGGCGGAAGGTGTCAGTGCGGAAAGAATGTCATGAGCATGGCGATGTCCGACTGCCGACAGAAGTGCGACAGCCAGAAGGTACGCCTTGCGAGCGCCACGTAATGGAGCGGAGCAGCGTCAGCGAAGCCGATGGTTGCGTAGTGTAATGAAGTGGGCCGAGCAAGGGAAAGAGTGTGTGCCGCCCCGTAGGGATGTGCTCCGACACAGTGAGCCGCCAGACAGGCAATCTTTCGGCACGAGTGATTGAATGTCAAGGCTGCCGTGTCAGAGTGCATAGGCACACTCTCTTTCCAGTACCGCGGCCGTCCGTCGCTTCGGAGGCAGCCAGGCATCGCGCTCATGGCTTCCAGCACTGACCCTCCGACACCGAGGGGCTTGGGGCGGGGGCAATAGACAATGTGTTCACACCGCTGGTCTATAAAGGGTGGGATTATGGACGTGGCGAGTGAGGATAAGCGCGAGTGGAATGCAATGAAGTGAGCGGGTATGTCTTTGCGCCTGGCAGCGGACGGAGGTGGAGGATGCCGTGGAGCGTATGATAATGCTTTCAAGCCGTCTCCTGTAGTGGAGGGACGTAACGGAAAGGAGGCGGTGCAGACAGCATGGTGCCTCGAGGGTGTGTGCCGGTCACGCAGTGGTTGCATCAGGAAGTGGCGACCGACCGGACATATCATCTTTCGCATGCGAGTGATGTGATGTCAAGGGAAGCCACCCTGATGTACAGGCACACTCCCGGCGGCAATCAGACCCTCCACTGGCAATCCGGAGACGTAGGATGAGGACAGGTGTAAAAGCAGGAGGGGTATGGCAGCCATGCGCTCCATACCCCTCCTTATCCGATTTCGCCATGCCCATAAATTTGGGCGGGGAAAGAAAATGATTATACCTTATTATGAAGAACAAACTTCGATAAAAGCCAGATGACGGCACCGACAGCTGCAGCCGCTAACAGTATTTTCATCCATGTCGAGACCACCGGTTCCCGCTGTTCCACCACCTTGCTCTCATGCTTCCTTACTTCTGTTTTTCCAGTAACAACGGCCACTGCTTCAGAGGCTGTGTCCTTGGACTCTGCCGAAGATGCTGAAGTGGCGGTGTTGTTCTTACTGATCCGTAGTCCGGTAATTACGATTCGCTCCTTGGTCTTATTTGTAGCCGCAGTCGCTTTTCCCGGTGGGCAGCTGCCTGGAGGCGGGCGTGTGATAGAGGCGGTTTTAAACGCAGTGTCCGCCTCACCCACGGCCAGGTGATTGCCGGCGTAGGAGCACTCCATGGCCATCTCTGGATGGTCGTGGTGTGCTACAGCTGGCAACGCCGAGCCTTCAGACAGCATCTCACTGGATTTGTCCGCCTCACATTCCAGCTCCCTCATGATGACGATGCTGTCGATGTCGATGGAGAGCTTGCTGAAGAGCTGTTGCAGCGACCAGTGGCTTGATGAGTCCGACGCAGTGCGCTGCATGACGGACACGCCCATTTCCCTGAGGGTGTCAGCAGATCTGATTTCTCTGATGTTTTTTTTCCTGGAGTGGCATGATGTGATGACGAGTGCCAGGAGCACTCCGCAGAGATATTTATTCATGGGTTTGGAATTACATTATTTCAATCCAGATGTCGTCATTAGCCGTGAGCATTTTCTTATAGAGCTTTTCGAAGCACTCCTGGGATGATGTCACTCGGCCGACGACGGTGTTCATGCCGACGATGATGCATCCAGCTGAGCTGTTCTGCGTGGTGCCCATGTGTATGAGTATGCCTTCGAATCCGGGCACGTTAACCAGGTATGGCACTTTTCCCCTGCAGAACTGCCAGTAATAAGGCTTCGCCGAGAACTTGGGTGAGACGCGGTTCATCAGTACTCTGTATTTTCCGCGTGGTATGGCGGTTTGTTTTTTGACCTTAATTTTCATAATCAGCTGAAGCGGCATGTCTGCCGTGAGGCCTCTGTCGATATCCTCTATAGTGTCGCACATGTAGATGCCATCAACGTAGAGGTGTCCGATCTGGTATGGTTTACCAGGCTTCATCTTGATTCTTCGCAATGTGAGTAGCATATATCGCTTGGATTTTTATGTTAGGAAATGTGAGACTAGAGAGTAGTCGCCACATGGGATTTCTCCAGATCTTCGTCGGGGAGGTTGAGTTCCCGGCGAATGTTGTGGATCTTCCCGGTGACGTAGATGGAGATGCCGAAGATGCTGCCAGCGTAGATGAGGCACTCTCCGAAGAACCAGAGCACGGAGTCGGAGACTTCTCCCGTTGGCGGGACGATGAATCCGGCTATGACGAGTGCGGCTCCAACGACAAGCATTCCGATGGCTGACCACACTTGGATTGCTTCTTTTCTTTCCTTTGTCATTTTTTTCTGAGATTTTCTGATTGAAACACTTAATGAGGCAGGATTCCGAGTGACAACATGTTTGCCGTGCATTTCGGCGTTGGCGATGGTAATTTCTTATACAGGTCGAGCAGCTGCAGCTTCACCTCTTCTGACGGTGCTTTTCTGTATCTTCCGACAAGCAGGTTGATCTGCCGGTACACTTGCTTGGTTTGCTGTCGGAAATCATCGGTGATGCTTTTTTCTGCCTGGTTGCTGGATGCGTCGTAGCTGTCATAAATCCTCCAGTTCTCATGATATCTCTTATCGAGCGCAATGATTTCCTTCAGGAACGGGTAGCGGTCGGAGTCAGGACAGGTAGCCTCTGCTCCCGACAGGCTTCTGAGCTTCAGATGCAGCTCACGCATGCGCCTCATGATGTCTGCGTTCTCGACATAGAGAGCCTGGACCTCAGCCGGCAATCGTTCGTGATCGACACGTATTCCCGACTTGAATTCCGGCAAAGACGCAGACGGTTCCGCCTGCTTACCCTCAGCCTGTGCGGTGTCGAGCTTATGTTCCTGCGCGATGAGTTCCACTTTTTTTGCCATGGCACCAACCTCTTCCTTGGTGACCTCCTGAATCCGGAATTGAAGATACCGCTTCAGCTTGTATTCGATGAAGTCTTCGAATTTGCTCGGATTCCGCATGATTTGGTTGTATTGCACCTTATTGTTGGTCAGCTGCAGCAGAAGCAGCGCCCCTTGTTTAAGGTCGCGCTTTTCCGGCTCAGTGTCCAGCCATGCCTTCAGTTTTGTAGTGAATGGGTTCATAGACATATCTTATTTAGTATTTTTTCTCGTATTTCGTTCGATTTCCTCCTGGTCGGCCGCCTTGGCATTGAGTTCTGTGAGCGCTCTCCAGCAGTCCATCTCCAGAACCTGCCTCTCCTTGGTGATATCTCCTCCGGTGAGCGCCCTGATCTGCGTGTTCATCGCCTTCTGCAGAGCTTGGTAAGAAACCGCGGTATTCCCTTCGCTTTGCTCCGCCTGTCTGAAGAAATGGGTGAAGATCCTGGCGAAATTCTGTTTAACCGATGTAAACCAGTAGATGACGTTGGTTTCCTCGTCAGGTGAGATATGTCGCATACGCTTGGCATTGTAAAGCAGCCGCGCCATCTCTAGAGCAAGATCATTCCGCCTTGTGAGCAAATACCCTTGGTAGAGATTGTCCAGCTGGAGAAATGTGCCGAACGGTACTCCCTGGAAGTCCGCTGTCACCGGCTTATGCCATCTTATCCTTGACAGCCTCACAGGCTTTTCCGGAAAGTCGGTCAGCCACCCCATGCATTCGATGACCTGAGCCACCTTCAGTGCAGACAAAGCGAACACCTGCTTCCTGTACTTCACGATGTACATTGCTCCCTCTTTTCTGATGACCTTCATTTTCGCCCATTTGAACAGGCAGAGTGCCTGCAGCTCGTATATTCCGACATTCTGATTGAGTAGTCGAAAAACGAACCTCAGCTGCTTATCGTCAAGCTGCTGCCATCCTTGTGGAACCTTGATGTCGATGATCATTTTTTTTGTGTTTAGAAAAGAGCGTTCAGAACCAGTAGCCATTGGATTTTTTCTTATTCTCGAATATCGGCGGATCATACAGCTGTGCGGTGGCTGAAGAATGCCATTCCGGAAAGACCGCAGGATATTTCCTGATTGTGTCAACAATCATCGTCAGTTCCTGATGGCATACCTCCTGTTTTTCCTCCGGATTCTTAATGAGCATCACCTCCACAGCTTTCAGGCTGTTGATGAGATTATTACGGAGATACGCAGCAGCTCCGTTGACATGTTCAATGCGCAGCGCTGAAATCAATTCCGGCGACACATACTTATCTGCCAAGGCCTTCTCGATGACGACCATCTTCTCGTGCAGGAATTGGTAGTAATCCCACCTTGTCTTGTATTTGTCAGGCCTCGGTAAGATTTTGGTTATGCTGAGCGTGGGGAAGAGTGTAGCCGTGAAGTATTCTCCCTGGCTTGTCACTGTCCACCCCTCCACCTTTGGCAGCTCGACAAGCAGCTGGTGTATGTCGTCGTCCCGGTTGTCCAAGATCGAGTCAATGAGCCTGTCCACTCTCTCTTTGGATGCCGGTGCTATGTTAGTATTGGATACGATGCCGAATCCGTTAGGCGTGAGTATGACATCGAGATTAGGGATAGCCCTGGCGAAGGCATCATGTATGATGACCTGCTGCAGAACCTGCTTCGTGGTGTCGCTGTCGCTTCTCTGCTCTATGAGCTGCCAGACAGTCTCTCCAGTGAACGTATTCCTGGCCCACCGTTCTGCCTCTTCCAAGTAAGGCTGCAGCTTCTCATACAATGACTTCTCGCCCTCGACTTCCTGGATTATGTTAGGCAATGTCGCGCTTATGTTTGCAGGAGTGATCATTTTATTTAGAGTTTAGAAATTTATTTTTCATCATCGAGCGTAACCGTCTTTGCGTCTGTATTCTCATCGAGCGTGGTGAGCTGGATGAATGGGCATTCCGGATAAGCCCCTTTCCATCCGTTGAACCTGATGATCATGCGGTGAAGAATGAAGAGCAGGTCGCGGTAAGGCTTCTGCAGCGACTGCGCGATGGTGTAGAGCTCCCTCTTGTCAGATCCGCTGTTATTCGACTGGGACTTCCCCGGTACGGAACCTACGAGATTGGAGTGAACCCGCATGGTGAAGCATATCATGTTGACCGCCTCCTGTATGTCGGTGGACCAGTCGCCTCCCTCCGTTCCCGCGTCGATTTTCGTGATTTTCACGTCGTGCTGCTCTTCGCCAGTAGGTGAGATGTAGAAGGTAGAGAAAAGCACTTTTCCGCTGTTCTCTGCCCCGGTGAGGAAGTCTATGATCTGTTGCTTCTCCTTGACCACCCTCTCCTGCATTTTCTTCGGATCTGTGATTTTCTCCCTTTTGAAAATCCCTTCCCAATACTTTTGCGACACCTCAATCTGATACTTCAGCGGCGCCGAGTTCTTCAGCTTCGACTCCTTGGCAACACCGATAAGCTGCTTGATGTTATACCACTTTCCCCGGAACAGGGCGGCGTAGTGCGGTATCGGGTAATATGTGCTGTCAGGAGTGGGCACCCTGCAGACAACTGCGAATTTGCGGGTTTTAGTCTTCGCCTTGATTCTGGCCACGAGGTCTCCCCATGGATTGCTCTCATCGAGCAGCTCAATCTTCTCCACACTGTCCGCCGTAACATTTTTACGCCAGTTGGCGTACAGGACGTACTTGATTGCGCCATCGTCGTCAGCCGGTGTGAATCTGCAGTAACACGCCTCCTTTCTTCCAATCTGAACGATTCGTTTTCCATCGTTGTCCAGGATGATGAAGGAGACACACCATCCGAAGTGTTTGAAATCCTGGCATACACCGAGGAAGTACGCCGGCAGCGGTGATGTGAGGCAGAAGTCTTCGATTTCCTTCTGCACTCTCGCATTGCAATTTTCCGTGTTGTATTTCAGGCCCGAGGCATAGCATACTTCAGCATTGAAGATCTGGCAAGTGGCCAGCGTCTCGTCACGCTCGATGAGGTCGAGGATGTCGAACGGCATCATGTTGTCGGCGCCCCATGGCACGTATTTAGTATTGTCGTCAAGCCTGATGGGCGTGATTTTCACGTCATCCTTGAACACTTTGGAGCTGTCCGAGATGAATGCCGCCTTGGCGTTGAGCCCTGGGATATTCTCAACTGATGTATAGTCGTATATTTCCATTTTTTGTACCATTACATATTATATTACAGATTGCTCAGCAACCTAATGCAGTTGCAAACCTGTCTGCCATCATAAGGTTATATGTTATATTACTTCTATCAATCTGAATTAGGAGCGATTCCAATAAGCATTTTTGACAAATGCTTTGCATAAAATTTCAACGCATCACCACTTGAATCTGTGTGTGGGTGTAATCCATCCTTAAAGTATTTATACTTTTGCTGCACAGTATACACTTGACGCCCTTCTATTGTCCTTATATTGAAATCAGAAATTACAGTAGAAGCTGGGGTAGATGCAGTATATTTTCTTAAAATGATACCATTATTTGTTTCCCATGCATTTCCTGATTCATTAAAATAAAACCCATCATTGTGCCATCTTCCACTTTGACCATTACCTCCATCCCAGTATCCTTGCAAAGTAACTAATGCACCATTCCAAGGTACTACATCACACGTCCTTAATAATGGAACCTGCCAATGTTCAGCCCAAGCTTGTTGATGCTGTATAACGGAATCATTACCATATCTTGACGTTCCATAGTCTGTCACTTGACAAACTAATGACTTAGGTGAATAAAACTGAATCCAGTCATACATCATATTCATGGCTCCATAGAATGTTGTTGTATCTCTTGAATTTACATCTGAACCTAAATATGCACTATCATTTGTTCCATGGTCGAATACGAATAAGTCTGGCGTATACTTGTATGCCATGCTGTCACGATACAATAATTCATAACTGCTTCCTGAATATATAAGCAAATCTTTCACCTCTTGACTATTGAGAACATTTGAAATATATTGATTCGTTGAATCAAGATAGCGCGATATTAGTTTTATTTGGTAACTGTATGAAATCATTTCAGTCCTTAATGCAACAGCCTGCTCATAAGTTGGTGCGCTTGAATAAGGAAGACCAGTAATCCCGTAGGTATTAGCTCCCATGACAACTGTCCTATTGTCATCGTCTATAATATATATTGATTTTAGAAGCTCTAACTTTGAGGCGATTGTTCCTCCTTGGCATCTTGCTAAATGCTGAAAAGTCTCGTTTCTTGTAAGAGGTAAATAAGAAGCTCGTCCACTACCTACGGCTTCATTTGAGCAACTTGCCCCTATATATGATGCTGCTATTTCAGGATAAGTTATTCCGATACCTTCCTGTCCAAGCGCAGAATCAGACCCAGCAGGGATTGATGTGCCATACCACACAAGTTTTTTCCCATTCCAGAAATTAGGATTTCCCTCAATGCTGCTAACACGTTCATTAAGTTCTTCAAATTTATTAAAAGTCTCGTATTGAACGATTCGAGGGTCATCTTCTTTTAATTCTCCAACTTTGACAATGTTGTCTGAATTAGAATAAACAATGGCGCCTGCTTCCTTCATTTCTAAAGGACTATATGCAACATATAGTTTGCACCAATATGAGTTTAATATAGCAACTTCGTAAGTAGGAATCGTATCATTGTAATCTGTAATATTCTTCCTAAGCCAGATAGATTCATAATTAGAACCATGTTGACCTAATAAAACTCCAATGTCAATTCTACCATTATTATTATAATTCCAAGCCAGTGCATATAAATGAGGCTTATCATAAGCCCAATCTGGTTTATCTACGTTCCATTTAATTCCGCAAAATAATATAGTCTTTATATATGGAGTAACATCATAATGGTAAGACGTAAAGTCAAGATTTCTAAATTGTTGCTGGATGGCATAGTTTTCGGCTGGAATTGTAAACCATTTTCTTCTTATGTCATTCAAACCTACAATATCAACGCAAACTCGTTTCCCTTCTGTACCACCAAAAATTATGGCTTCTCCATCATTGAGAGCATCCACATTAAGTAGATAATTTATTTTAACTTTGGAGTTCTGTGATACACCAATATAATACCCATTTTCAAGGTTTATATCTGATAGATTTAACGTTGTTTGTATGTTTAAATTATTATCTACTAAATGAAACCAAATGCGTAGCTTTCCGTCGCTATTGCAATTTTTTGCAAGGGCATAAATCTCAACTTTTGTTTCTGTGGCTGTAGGTTTTAATGTTGCATAAGCATATACAATCACATTCAAGTACCTATACTTATTCGCTGAAGTATAATTAGAGAAATCAAGGCCATGTCGATGTCCTAAATCATTAAAATTTTCTTTTACATCATTATCATTACTTGTAATAGGCATCAACTTGTTCCCCTGACCGTCCTTCAGTTGAACGTCCTTGGTCGCACCCTTGTCCGACTCAATGTCGTAATGCACCTCCAACCCCTCAATCGCTTCTTCAATCGCATCAAGCGCCTCCTCTTTCGCAAGGGAAACA